CTTAGACATATCTAAGGCATCTGAATTTTATACAAATGTAGTTTATCCCTCTATAGAAATTATAGAAAAAAATTGTATGTATGTAGAATTAGATTCTTTCAACTCTAATTTTAATAGAAAATATTCAAATAACTTTGTAAAAGTTCTCTATAATATTCATACTAAAACAGGTAGACCATCTAATGTATATGATGGAGTTAACTATTCAGCTATAAATAAAAAAGATGATAGTAGATTGAATTTTATAAGTAGATTTGATAGTGGGTATCTAGTTGAGTATGATTTTGACTCCTATCACATTAGGATTATTGGAAAGTTATTAAACTATGATTTTTCAGATATAGAATCATTACACACACATTTCGCAAAAATGTATTTTAATACGGATACTATTACAGAATCTCAATATGAGGATAGTAAGAAGATAAGTTTTACTTTACTATATAAAGATGATAAAGACTTATGTGATAGGTATAATGTAGATTTTTTTAATAAAGTATATTCACTTAAAGAAAAAATTTGGGAGCAGTACCAAACTATAGGATATATAGAAAGCCCTATAACCCAAAGAAAACTTTCAGTAAGTGATGAAATGAATAAATCAAAACTATTCAGTTATTATATACAAATGATAGAAACTGAACTTTCTATGCTATTTATACATGGAGTGAATACCTTGTTAGACAACAAAAAATCTAAGATGATATTATACACCTATGATTCAATATTAATAGATTATAACGTAGAAGATGGTTATGATTTATTAAAAGATGTAAAAAAAATATTAATTAATAGCAAAGTAAAAAAAGGAAAAAACTACAAAGATATGGAGCTATTTAGCATCGTATGCTAACCAAAAAGATTTATTATGAAAGGACAATTTTTATGTACATTTACTTCTAATGATTCGCTGAGTCTAACTGTTGATTACTTATCAACGTATTATAAAATATATAACAATAAGTTTTATATGTATACAGACAGAGACAATCCACATAGCTCGGTATTAGTTTATAATACTGAAGACAATTTGAGAGATGGTTTGGCTAAGAACACTATATCAATAAATAAGAAGAAACACACAAATACCTTATACACCATTAATGCATTAAATTCATTAATCAAGGTATTGAACAATGGAATTTTAGATAAGAGTTATCAAATAGATTGGGAAAACTATAGGGATGTACTTCTTATAGTGAAGAGATTTCCTGCTGACGAACAGTCTACTTCAGAAGCATATTTTGAAGAGAGATTAGTTTTTGTAAATTTGGATTTTAAAAAATCAATATATCTTTAATTTTAAACAAAATTTTTAAGTTATGCCAATTAATTTCTCAGCTATTCAAGATGATATTAATCGCTTGAATAAAAAAACGTCAAAAGATTCAGCAAAGAATGATGATTTATTTTGGAAACCTGAAAAGGAACACATCATTAGAATCGTACCCTACCCACACGAGCCAACAGACTCCTTAAGAAGAATTTACTTCCATTACGGTTTATCAGAAAAACCTATTGTCTCACCTGTGACTTACGGAATGGATGACCCAATTATGCAGTGGGCTAAGAAACTACAAGCAGAGGGAAACAAAGATTCTTGGATAAGAGGGAAGAAGCTAGAACCTAAATTGAGAGTATATGCTCCAATTTTGGTAAGAGGGGAAGAAAGCAAGGGAGTTAGATTTTATGGTTTTACGGAAGCTGTTTATGCAACTTTAGCCAAATTTTTAAACAGTGGAGACTACGGAGATATATCAGACTTGACAAATGGTAACGACATCTATGTTGAGTACCATAAGAAGCAAGGAGATGGATATCCTAGTACTTCAATTATGATTAAGCCTAATAAGACCGCTGCGTTTTCTGATAATGAAGTAGGTGCTAAAGCACTATCTGAAGTGCCAAAATTGGAAGATATTTTTAAAGCACCAACGAAAGAGGAGTTGATTAAAGTATTGGAAAATTATCTATATCCAAAGCCTAATACAGATTTTGTAGATAAGGCAATAGGTAATCATATGGCAGGTAATATTGCACCAACTTTTACTCCTAATAATAGTGGTGGAACTTCCCAATCATTAGGCATCCCGTCACCAACTGTTGAATCATCAAATTCATCAAATGCTTTTCCAAGTAATCCGATGACTGTTGAGTCTCCTCAAGTGTCAAACGCTATGCTAGAATTCGAAAGGTTACTTAATTCCAAATAACTAAATAATGTCTAAAAAAAATCATAACTCGATAGAGGAAGATTTAGCTGACTATGTAAACGGTATATTTAAAAAATCTACTGATAAGGTTGCCTATTTCTTAGACGGTTCAGATTCGAATCCATCTGATATATCAGATTGGGTATCCTCAGGGAATGATATGTTAGACATTGCTATTTCAAATAGAAAAAACGGTGGTTTTCCTGTAGGGAGAATCACCGAAATTTCGGGAATGGAGGCATCAGGTAAATCATTATTGGCTTGTCATGCAATGAAATCAACCCAAGAAAAAGGTGGAATAGCTGTTTATATAGATACTGAGAATGCTGCAAGTGAGGAATTCATGAAAGCTATAGGTGTCAATGTGTCTAAGATGTTGTATTTATCAATGTATACTGTAGAAGATATATTTGATACTATAGAACAAATGATTATTGAAATCAGGAAAAAAAACCCTGACATATTACTTACCATTGTTATCGATTCCATAATGGGAGCAACTACCAAAGCAGAAAAAGCTATTGGATTTGATAAACAAGGTTGGAATACTAGTAAGTCCATAATCATATCTCAGGCAATGAGAAAGATTACAAATTATATAGGCAGACACAAAGTATGTCTTATAATTACTAATCAACTTAGAGTAAGATTGGGAGCATTGGGTGGTGACATATATACTACTTCAGGAGGAAAAGGTATACCATTCCACTCATCTGTTAGACTAAGACTAGAAGCAGGTAAAAAAGTATCTGTAGAAAAGAATGGTAAGAAACATCATATCGGAGTAGAGTCTGTTGCTCATGTGAAGAAGAACAGATTAGGGCCTGCCAATAGAAGTATTAGCTATAAAATCTATTACAATTCAGGTATGGACAACTATGGTTCATGGTTGGATGAGATGTCTAATAGAAAGATAGTTGATTTAAATGGTGCATGGTATACTTACAGAGTTGTAGATAAAGAAACAGGAGAGGTACTTGAAGAGATTAAATTCCAATCTAAACAATTTTACGATAAGATTATATCAAATCCAAAATATAAGGAAATTGTTTATAATCATTTATGTGATGAAATGATATTCAAGTATAATATAAATGAAGCTTTGGATACCGACACTATAATAATTGAAGAGGATAACGAAGATGATTACTGATTCATTTGAGGAATTTAAAAAGTTTAAGGAGAGTCAATCCTCAGAAAATGTAGTAGAGGATAAGATTTTGATTGTGGACGGCTTGAATGTTTTTATTAGAAATTTTCAAGCTGTCCCTACATTAAACTATGAAGGAGACCATGTTGGTGGAATACTAGGATTTTTCAGAACTATATATAAAGCAATAGTAGACTATTCTCCAACGTCTATATATGTAGTATTTGATGGAAAAGGTGGAAGTGTTAGAAGAAGACATTTGCATAAAGAATACAAGCAAAAAGTATTAAGTGCGGGTAGTTTCAATAGATTTGCTGATACTAGAGGAATTCTAAATGAGAATGAATCTAAAAGAATGCAGTTAAATTTATTAGTTAATTCTCTATCAATAATGCCTGTTAAAACAATTATAATAGATTGTGTGGAGGCTGATGATGTGATAGCATATCTATGTAAACAGGTTCTTAGTAAGGAATCTTCCAAAATTATTATGAGTTCTGACAGAGACTATTTGCAGTTAATAGATGAGAAAACTTTTGTATATTCGCATGAGAAGAAACTATTAATATCGGAAGAATCTACTGTATCATTATATGGTTATACTCCATTAAATTACTTAACATACAGATGTTTTGTAGGTGATAGGACTGATAACATAGCAGGTGTAAAACAAGTTGGAGAAGTAGGATTGAATAAGCATTTCAATTTAAATACAACAGACAAACACATAACTATAGATGATATAGTAGAGCAAAGTAAGATACAGTACAGTGCGAATCCTAAAGCAAAGATATTCGAAAATATAGTAAATCAGAGTGAGATTGCCTATAGGAATTACGAACTTATGCAATTGCTAACACCCAATATGTCAGGGGATATACAATCTAATATATTAGCAATTTCAAAGAGAGACTTACCTGAATTAGAAGTACAGAAGTTACAAACCATTTTTTTCCATATAGAATTATGTAAAAATGAACATGATTTTTTATTTTGGAAAAATTATTTAAAAAACTTAAAGAAATGACAAACATCATAAGTAGTTACGGTAAAGATTTCGAATACAAATTAATTGTATCGTTAATTGATAATACTGCATTCCTAACTCAAATTTCGGATATATTAAAGCCAACTTATTTTTTTAGCAATGCATCTCAGTGGATTATAAAAAGTACACTAGATTATTATTTTAAATATGGACAATCCCCATCAATTACTGTGTTCAGTACTGAATTAGCTAAGTTGCCTGATACTCAAAGTCTACTCAAGCAAGAGATACAAGAGTATTTTAGGAGGGCTGAAATGTATGCTAATTCGAATGATTTAAAATATGTACAAGAACAATCTGTAGATTTTTGCAGAAATCAAGAAATTAAAAGAGCAATATTAGAATGTGTAGAATTACTTAATGCTTCGGATTATGATGGAGTAAAATCTACATTAGATTCTGCATTGAAATCAGGCTACACAAGAGACATAGGTCATATATATAAAGACCAATTTGAAGAAAGATATAGTGAAAATTTTAGAAATACAGTTACTACAGGTTGGGAATGTATTGATGATTTACTTCAAGGTGGTTTAGCATCGGGAGAACTAGGGATAATAATAGCACCTGCGGGAGCAGGAAAATCATGGGTACTATCAGCTTTAGGTGCTAATGCATTAATTGCAGGAAAGACCGTAGTACATTATACACTAGAGTTAAATAAAATATATACTGCAAGGAGATATGACAGTATTATCACAGGGCTAAACAATTCAAATTTATTACTACATAAGGATAAAGTTGAGGATAAGGTAAAAAATTTAAAAGGAACTTTAATAGTAGAACAGTTTGCTGCAAAAACTGCTTCGATATTAACTATGAAATCTCATATCGATAGATGCATAGGACAATCAAATACACCTGATTTGATAATAGTAGATTATGCTGATTTATTAAAAGGTCATAATAAAGAGTTGAGATTTGAATTAAAGCAAATTTATGAGGGACTTAGAAGTTTATCAGCGGAATATAACTGTCCTATATGGACAGCTTCTCAAACAAATAGGTCAAGCCTAGATTCAGAAATTATAGAAGCAGATAAAATATCTGAAGATTATAGTAAGATAGCTATTGGTGATTTTATAATGTCATTATCACGAAGAGCTGAAGATAAAGTATTAGGTATTGGAAGATTTCATGTTATTAAAAATAGATTTGGAGCAGATGGTGTAACATTTCCGACAAAGTTTGATGCTTCTAATGGTAATATAGAAATATTCAGAGAAAATTCGGGAGATGCTATGAAAATTAAAAAAGACGTATCATCTTTAGATAGTTCGAAAAGAGCTGAAGAAAGAGAATCTTTTTACAATATGTTTGCAGAATTCAAAAATTCTTAGTGAATATATAATATTTATAGTTGCTTGAAATCATAACAAGAATAAACATTATCATGAAAAAGAAAAACATATTTGAGAGAAGAGTAAATATTCTTCCATATGAATATCCATCTTTATTAAAATACAAAGATGCTATTAGACATTCGTATTGGATTGATACAGAATACAATTTCACTACAGATATAAATGATTACAAAGTTAACATATCTGATGTTGAGAGAAGTATCATTAAGAAAACTATGTTAGCTATATCTCAAATAGAGGTTAATGTAAAAACTTTTTGGGCTGACATGTATAAGAGAATGCCCATAACGGAAATTGGTGACGTTGGTATGACATTTGCCGAGAGTGAAGTTCGTCATAAAGATGCATATGCAAGACTACTTAGAATACTAGGATTAGAAGATGAGTTTAGAACTGTCGTTGAAATCCCTGCTATAAGAGATAGGATAGCTTACCTTTCAAAATACTTAGATGGTACTCGTAGTAGAGATGATAAAATGTATACTAAATCTGTATTATTATTTTCACTATTTATAGAGCATGTATCATTATTTTCACAATTTTTGATAATGATGTCTTTTAATAAAGAGAGAAACATATTTAAAGGAATTTCAAATGTTGTAGAAGCTACATCTAAGGAAGAGGATATTCATGGAAACTTTGGTGCTGAAATTATAAATATAGTTAAGGAAGAGAATCCTGAATGGTTTGATGATGAATTTAATAGTTTGATATACTCTGCATGTCAAAAGGCATACAAATCTGAATGTAAAATATTAGATTGGATTTTTGAAGATGGAGAGTTAGATTTCTTACCAAAGGAAACTATTAAACATTTTATAATGAATAGATTTAATAATTCTTTGAATAGAATTCAAATGGATAGTATATTTGAGGTTGACAAAGATTTATTAAAAAATGTTCATTGGTTTGATTTAGAGATTATGTCAACAAAGGAAGGTGATTTCTTTTATAAAAGACAAATAGATTATTCCAAAAAAACAAAATCCATAACTGAAGACGATTTATTCTAAACTAAACAACTGAAAAAAAAATGAATTATAAAGATTATTATTGGCTTAATGAAGATTCTAGGACATTTTTGTCAAGAGGTTACATATCAGAATCTGCTGAACAGAGAGTGAGAGAAATTTCAAAAGCAGCTGAAAGTATACTTGAAATAGAAGGATTTGCTGATAAGTTTGAAAACTATATGTCTAAAGGTTTCTATAGTTTATCGACTCCTGTATGGATTAACTTTGCAAAAGATAAAGGATTACCCATATCATGTTATGGTTCTTATGTGGATGACAGTTTGTTTAGTATGCTTGAAAGTTCAACAGAGATTGGCATGATGTCTAAGTATGGGGGAGGAACTTCTGCATATTTAGGAAATATTAGACCAAGAGGTTCTGAGATAAGAACGGGTGGGAAAGCTGACGGGCCTATCCATTACGCTAAACTATATGATACCGCTGTAGATGTTTGTAAACAATCAGAGGCTCGTAGAGGCGCATGTGCAGTATATCTACCTGTAGAACATAAAGACATACTAGATTTCCTAGATATTGCAACTGAGGGCAATCCTATTCAAAATTTACAATATGGAGTTACCATTGGAGACTCTTGGATGGAGGAAATGAAGAATGGAGATTCGGATAAGAGAAAAGTTTGGGCGAAGATAATCCAAAGAAGAGTAGAGCTAGGATACCCATACATAATGTTCAGAGATACTTCAAATAGAAACACTCCATATGCTAACATTAAACATAAGTATTCTACAGAGATAGTAGCAAGTAATTTATGTTCCGAAATTCAACTTCCATCTAATTCAGAAGAATCATTTGTATGTTGCATAGGTTCTATAAATTTGTTACATTGGGAGGAAATTGTAAAGACAGATGCTATAGAAGTGTACGTACAATTCTTGAATGCTGTTATAAATGAATTCATACGAAAATCTGAGAATTTAGATGGTATGAAAAGAGCTCATAATTTTGCTAAGAATCATAGAGCTATAGGGGTAGGTGTTTTAGGATACCATTCATTATTACAATCTAAGTTAGTAGCATTTGAATCATTAGCAGCTAAACAGATTAATCATGCTATATTTAAGAGATTAAAAGAAAAATGTGATAATGCATCAATGGAGTTGTACGAGAGCAACCCTCAGAAATATAAATGTATTAGAGATAATTATGCTAATACAACTTTGATTGCTATAGCTCCTACTAAGTCAACAAGTTTCATATTAGGTCAGGTATCTATGAGTATACAACCTTATAAATCAAATTATTTTGTAAATGATTTAGCTAAAATAAAAACAGTATACAAGAATCCATATTTAGAAAAAGAATTACAAAAATATGGTTTAGATACTGATGAGATTTGGGATAGCATTATGAAGAAGGATGGTTCTGTTCAACATTTAGATTTCCCAACTAAAGAAGTTTTTAGAACATTCTCAGAGATAAGTCCTAAAGAAATTGTATTACAAGCTGCTCAAAGACAGAAATATATTGACCAAGCACAGAGTTTAAATCTCTCAATAGACCCATCGGTATCTGCTAAGGATATAAATATGTTATATATGTATGCGCATGAGGAGGGTGTTAAAACTTTGTATTATCAATATAGTAAGAGTTCAGCACAGGAATTTTCTCGAAACATATTAGATTGCAAAAGTTGTGAGTAAAAAAGATAAGGAACTGAGGGAAGAAGATATGCTGATAGCTAATAGAGTTCCACCTGGCGATAGGTGGACTCTCATCGACCCTAAACATAACTCAACGTCAGATGATGTAATAGAAGGTCTTGTAGAGACCCTTAGCGAGTACATGAGAGCTACTAACTTTAGTGGAGATTATAAGTTATCACCATTAAAAGGAAAATTATATGCAATTCATGAAAATTATGTGGAGATTGAGAAACCAAAACCAAAGAAATATGATTTATATGGTGAGTTTTGATTAGTTATAAAAAAAGCATATGGACAAAATATATAAAACTGTATTTACTAGAGGTGAATTTTTAGAATTATTTGATTCTATAGAGGCAACTAATATAGTAGCTGTCGATACAGAAACTACAGGTATAGATGTTCATACCGATTCTATAATAGGGGCATCATTTTCAACTAAAATAGGTAATGGATATTACATACCTACTCAAGTATATGACTCTGAATCTGATAGTTTAAAGGAATGTTATATAGATAGTATACCTTCTAAGGATATACTTAAACTAATATTAGAAAAGATAAAGAAAGATAAAAAGAAAGTTGTAATGCACAATGCTTCTTTTGATACTTCAATAATAAATAATCAATACGGAATAGATTTGCTTCCTGAATTATGGATGGATACTATGTTAGCAGTTCACACAGTACAAGAAGAGGGTGCATTTTCTTTTGGAACTCCATTCGGATTGAAATCTATTGCTCAAATGTATCAACAAGAACTAGGATTAAATATAGAAGATGAAGCAAATAAGGAGCAGATTGAATTGAAAGATAGTATCCATAAGAATGGAGGTTCAACAACCAAAAATAAATATCAAATCTATAAAGCAGATTTAGACATACTATCTAAATATGCAGCAGCAGATACTGATTTAACTCTTAGAGTAGCTAATCTTTTTTATGGTAAGTTACATGAGGAGAAACTAGATAAGTTTTTTTTCGAAGATGAAGTAATGCCTGTATATAAGGAAGTTACAATTCCAATGGAAAGACGTGGAATTCAATTAGATATAGAATTGCTACATAAGACAAAGGATGAAATGTTAAATGTAATAAATGAAAAGAAAAATGAAGTAATATCTGAATTAAAAATTATTAAAGGAGTAAAAGATTGGATATTTGAGCAATCATATGTGAATAACTTCCCACCAAAAAATAGAGGTGTCTTTGCTAAAATGTTAGTTAAAAATGCTAATTTAAATTTATCTTTAGATGCTAAAGGAGAAGTAAGATTGCTTAAAAAAGAAATAGAAAAGTTGGAAGATTCTCCGTACAAAAGATTCTTAATAGACCATACTAGTGACCACGGAGTTCCTGTATCAGAGCTATCTAAAATAAGTTTATTATTATGGATAGATTATAATAGTGGAGATTTAATTAATATACAATCTAAAAAGCATTTATCTGAAATAGCTTTTAACTATTTAGGTTTAAAACCTATATCTAAAACTGACTCAGGAACGTCACAGTTTAATGATATATTTATTGAGAGCATAAGTTCAAAGTATACATGGGCTACTAAACTTAGAGTTTACAATAAGTTAGTTAAGATATATTCAACGTATGTAGAAAGATTGTTAGAGAAGAATAAGAATGGTATATTTTACCCATACTTTAAACAGCATGGTACAGTATCGGGAAGGTATGGGAGTGATTTACAACAGTTACCTAAACCTAAAGAGGAGGGCGATGATGACCCTATAGTATTAGAATTCAACAATAGGGTAAGGGCATTTTTTAAGGTTAGAGATGGGTATAAGTTCATAGATTCAGATTATGAATCATTAGAGCCACATATATTTGCTAGTATATCAAATGATGTTAATTTGCAAGAAATATTTAATAAAGGTCATGATTTTTATAGTACAGTTGCTATACGAACTGAAAAGTTAGAAGGTGTATCTGCTGATAAGAATGCTCCTAATTTTCTTAAAAAGATTGATGCTAACAAGAGACAGAAAGCTAAGGCATATGCTTTAGGTATTGCTTATGGTATGACAGGATTTGCATTGGCTAAGAGTTTGAATATTAAAAAAGCAGAGGGAGAGGAACTTAGAGATGCTTACTTGGAGGGATTCCCCGGTGTGGCTGATTGGATTCAAGCCTCAAAAAAAGAATTTGAAAGCACAGGAATGATACGTAACAAATTAGGAAGAGTAAGACATCTATGGAGAGGTAAGAAAGTATTTGATGAATATGGGGATAAAGTACTAGACTATGACCATAGAGATAAATTAGTAAAAAAATTGGGAGAAGAACGTGCTATATCACTATATAGAGATTTAAAGAATGCTTACAACTCAAGTTTAAATTTTCAAATACAATCATTAGCTGCATCTATAGTAAACAGAGCAGCATTGCACATAAACAGAGAATTAAGTAAGAGAGGTTCTAAAGGACAAGTAATAGCTCAGATACATGACCAATTAATTGTAGAGATTGAACAAGACAGGATAGAAGAGTTTATTCCAATAGTAAAGTATATTATGGAAAATACAACTACCCTAGATGGAGTTACATTGAAAGCTCCACCCGAAATAGCTACAAATTTTTTAGATGGTCATTAATTTTTTTTTAAAAATGGTATTTATCAAAAATTATTAGTATATTTGTAAAAATTATTCAATGGGAAAGATTTTAGGTTTAGATGGAAATTCTAAACAAATGAATGTAAACATAGACATCACTGAGCATCCTACAATAAAGTGTAAGTCTTGTGAAGGTATATTCTTTACTAATGTAATATTATTGAAGAAAATAAGTAAACTTGCTACAGGGAGTGCTAATGACCAATTAGTACCTATTCAAGTTTTAAGATGTGCAGATTGTTTTGAAGTATTAGAAGAGTCAGTTTCAAATCCAAAAATTTTGCAATGAGTAAAATAGAAGAATCTGTGATTAACAAGATTAGGGAGAGAGCAGATATTGGTAAAAATAAATACGGTGTTACTATGGAAAGGGATGATTTAAACATTATACAATGGTTAACACATCTTCAAGAAGAGTTAATGGACGCAGCTGTATATTTAGAAAAAGTAATACAAAGTGATGAATATAGAGGAGATAAAAACTAGAATTCTTGAGTCATATAAAACATCTGTTGATAGTGGAAGTGTTGGTAGAATATCTTATTCACAATATTCAAAGTATGCTAAATGTCCTAGAAGTTGGGAATTAGCATACAAAGAAAATCTTAGAACTAGAGACCCGTCTATTCATACTTTGTTTGGTACTTCATTTCATGAAACTTTACAAGAGTATTTAGGATTGTATATGAACAATTCTACAACAACTTCAACAGGATACGATTACAAGAATAGATTGAAAACCTTTATGGTTGAGAACTATACTAAAGATGTATCAGGCATTGAACATTTCACAACTCCTGAAGAACTAAATGATTTTTGGGAAGATGGAGTTAATATAATGGATGAACTAATACCTAATATATATTCATATTATGACAAAAAAAGATATGATTTATTAGGAGTAGAAGTTCCACTATATATGAAAGCTACTGAACTAGACTTTGATGTGAACATGTTAGCATATGTAGATATAGTATTATATGATAAATTAACGTCTAGTATTGTGTTGGTTGACATCAAAACAAGTTTTAAAGGTTGGAATAAATACATGAGAAATGATGTATTAAAACAATCTCAACTTTTGTTTTATAAATATTATTTCTCAAAACAATATGGAGTTCCTTATGAAAGCATAAATGTTAAGTTTATGATAGTTACGAGGAAGTTGGAATACGGTACTAGTAGAATAGCAATGTGTTCTATACCCGAAACAGCAAATGACGTAGATAACTCCTTAAAAAATTTGACTGATTTTGTCGAAAATTCTTTTGAAAAAGATGGTTCATATAAAGAAAACATAACCTATCATGCTATATCAGGAGACCGAAACAAGAATTGCAAATATTGTGAGTTCAAAGATAGAGAAGACCTATGCCCTAAGAAAAGTAGAATCAAATGATTCTCCAATAAAAGTAGGAATTGTAAGTTGTATTAACTATCAAAACCATATTAACATAAGAGATGTTTTTATAGGATTGAAAAGTTTTAAACACGATTTTGTTATATTGGGTGGAGGAAATCAAATAGGTGCTGACAGTTATATAAAATCATTAAGTTTAGAATTAAACTATGGATTTATAGAGTATATTCCAAATCATTTTAATTACACAGAACATAGTTATTTTCCGAGAATGTTTCATAATAAAAGATACGATGTAGATAATATGAATTTAAGATATAAATATTTGTATTTTGATTGTGATATGATTATAATTTTAAAGAATAATAATAAGAAAGATGTTTTTATAGATAATTTGCTAAAGTATGTACAAAACTGTACTACTGATAAACCTACCTTAGTAATTTAAACTGTTATATAATATATGGAATTATTAAAATTAAAAAAAAGTAAACCTGAGAAGAAAACAATACTGCTTCTTTCTGATGACTTAAGACTTCATTCAGGAATTGGTACTATGAGTAGAGAAATTGTTGTCGGAACTGCTGAACATTATAATTGGTTTCAATTAGGGGCAGCAATCGAACACCCTGAAATAGGGAAGATAATTGATGTATCTGACGATGTTAACAATGAGTTAGGTATAGACCATGCAGATGTTAAAGTAATGCCTTGGAATGGATACGGAGACCCGCACATCTTAAGATACTTGATAAAAACTATAAAGCCTGATGCTATAATCCATTTTACAGACCCAAGATTTTGGCAATGGTTGTATCAGATGGAACATGAAGTTAGGTCTCATTGTCCTATTATATACTACGCTATTTGGGATAATACTCCGTTTCCAAATTATAATTGGATGTCGTATGCTTCTTGCGATATGGTATTAGGAATTAGTAAACAATCACACAATATACATAAAAACGTATTAGTTAATAACAATGTAAATATTATAGAATTATATGAGTAATAGAGTAGTTTATACGGCATTTGTACCTCATGGTATCAATTCAAAGTATTATCATCCCATTGAAGATGGACACAAAGATTTTACAGAGTTCAAAAATTTTGAGGATGAATTTAGAGTAAACAACAATGTAGATTTTTTGATATTTTGGAATAATAGAAATATTAGAAGAAAACAATCAGGAGACTTAATATTAGCATACCGAAAATTCTGTGATAGTCTACCCAAAGATAAATCTTCACGAGTATGTTTATTGATGCATACTGAACCTGTAGATGAGAATGGTACGGATTTGATTGCAGTCAAGAATACCTTGTGTAATGATTACAAAGTTATATTCTCAGATAAGAAATTAGGAGTTAAAGAACTAAATTTCATGTATAACTTAGCTGATGTTACTGTAAATATTGCTAGTAATGAAGGATTTGGACTTAGCGGTGCTGAATCTATTATGGCAGGTACTCCTATTATAAACAATGTTACAGGAGGTTTACAAGACCAATGTAGATTCTCAGACGAGAATGGTAATTGGATAGATTTTGATATGGATGTATCATCTAATCATGCAGGTACATACAAGAATCATGGTGAATGGGTAAAACCTGTATTCCCGTCTAATAGGTCTTTGCAAGGCTCTGTAGTAACTCCATATATTTTTGATGATAGATGTAAATTCGAAGATGTTGCAGATGCTATAGCCTATTGGTATAACATGTCTAGGGATGATAGGAAAAATTTTGGGAAGAAGGGTAGAGAATGGGCTCTAACTAAAGAGAGTGGGATGTCTTCTATTGAAATGTCAAATAGATTTGTAAAGCATATAGATAGACTATTATCTGATTGGAAACCTAGAGAATCTTTTACAGTAGAAAAAGTAGTAAGTCATATTGATAATTCATCTAAAAACATAGGAATAACTTGGTAATATGGTAAAAACAGTTTTAATGTATGCTCCGATTATGACAAGGTCAGGATACGGAGACCACTCAAGAGATATTGCATACTCTATTATAAAAAATCCTAAATACAAATTAGAGATACATCCTTTAAATTGGGGCTCTACAGCATGGGATGGTTTAGATGTCAATACTGAAAAGGGTAAGATTATTGAGAAACATATAGTTAACAATGATACACCTAACCCTGATATATTTATACAGATAACAATTCCGAATGAATTTATCAGATTAGGAAAATATAATATAGGAATTACTGCGGGTATTGAAACAGATTTATGTAAACCTGAATGGATTGAGGGATGCAATAATATGGATATGGTTATAGGTACGAGTAATCATACTATAGATGTATTCAAAAATTCAATATTTGATAAGCATGAAAAAGATACAGACATATTAGTAGATACTGTAAAGTTAAAAGATTCTCTAAAACTAGAAGTATTATTTGAAGGAGTGGATACTTCAGTATATAAAACAGTATCTGTAACTTCGGATAAGATGCGAAGTATGTTAAATCCTATTAAAGAGTCTAATTGTTATTTATTTGTAGGTCATTGGTTGGAAGGTGATTTGGGACAAGACAGGAAAGATGTCGGGATGCTCATTAAAATATTCTGTGAGACCTTTAAGAATAAACCATCTACTACAAGACCTGCATTAATTCTTAAAACAAGTGGTGCTAATTATAGTGTACATGATTTACAAGAGATGAAGTCAAGGATTAATTATATTACTAAGGAGATTAAAAACTGTCCATCGGTTTATATAATTCATGGTAATTTGACAGAATCTGAAATGAATGAGTTATATAACTATTCAAAGATTAAAGCAATGATTTCGTTTACTAAGGGAGAGGGATTTGGAAGACCTTTATTAGAATTTACTACGTCAGGTAAACCTGTGGTAGCATCTAATTGGTCAGGTCAAGTTGATTTTTTGAATACTGAGATGTGTGTCCTCTTGCCCGGTGATTTGACAGATGTACATAAATCTGTACAAAATGCATGGTTTATGAAAGAAGCAAAGTGGTTTACCGTAAATTATGTATATGCCATGAAAGTTTTACAGTCTTTGGAAAATAATTACAAAGAATATAAAAAAATGGCTGAAAATCAGAAAAAGTATACTAGTAAAAATTTTACATTTGAAAAAATGTCTGAGAAATTATACGGCATACTAGATAGTATTAAGGTAGCCGAAGAGATTGTTTTGAATCTTCCAAAATTAAAAATATAAATTATGAAAAGTAATTATGATGAAATATCTCCAATAACACATAATTTGAGTGTATTGGTAGAACAGGACGATGCTACGGGACTTACGTCAAAAATATGTATGGATTCAGGTTATACAACAAATTCATTCCTTATTGATGGTTCTGAAACATTAAACAAGTTAGAAAGCAGTATTGCTAAAACAGCATTTAATTTTAGGGTGGTTGATGGAAATCGTAATGTTTGGATTCCTTGTATGCAGGCCACTGATACGTCATCTATATATCCAATTCCTGATGACGTTGATGGTACAACATTTATGTGGCAGGTAACTCCTATAAAAAAATTAAGTGAAGATGAGTCTAAGAAGTATCCTGACCCAAACAACATCGGAAAGTATTTAGAGAATTATATTGATTTTGAAAATTCTGTAAATTTCCCAAAGGATAAATTCACTGAAGCTTTCAAACATTTTGTTAATATATCTTATGAAAGTCTAAATAACTAGAATATGATAAGTTATTTAATTACAGTATGCAATGAACATGAAGAATTAGATAGATTACTCAAGTCTATATTCCCAAAAGATGAAGATGAAGTAGTTATTCAATATGATACTAACCAAGTAACGTCTGAAGTTTTAGAGGTTATCGAAAGGTATGTTGAATTAAATTCTGATACTATAGTTCATGGAGAATCTTTTGATGGAGATTTCGCTAGGTATAAAAATGTAGCAAATTCACTATGTGAAAAGGATTGGATATTTCAGTTAGATGCGGATGAATACCCTTCTAAAGATTTAGCTGAAAATATTACGGATATTATCCAATCAAATCCTGAGTCATTGGATTTAATATACATTCCAAGAGTAAATACAGTTGATGGAATTACTATAGAACATATTAAGAAATGGAATTGGAATATTAGCAGTGATGACTTAATACAGAACCATAGAGAAATAGAGAAATTCGATGATAACTTTTTTATGCTTAAGCATTTTGATTTAGTAATATCTGAAAAGGAGATACAGGATAGATTAAGTATAATGTATAAAGAGCCTATCATAAATTTTCCTGATTATCAAGCAAGATTGTATAGGAATAAAGATACTATTAAATGGAAAGGTAAAGTTCATGAAACTGTTGTAGGAGCTTCTGTAGTGTCTAGGCTTCCTTTAGATAAAGTTTATTGCTTATACCATCCTAAAAGTATTGCTAGACAAGAAAAACAAAACGAATTATATAAAAGTTTATGAATTACATATACATAGTTAATTTAGGAAATAACAAATATTCAAAGTACTGTATAGACTCTTGGAAAATTTGGGGAAGAAGATACAACATCGAAGTTATAGAATATGATGTAGATGTAAATAGTATAGAACCTCATTGGATGAAAGTATTTGCAACGCAGGTATTAGAAGAGTCTGATATAGAATTTGATAAGATAGCTATAGTAGATAATGATACTATAGTTAATCCTAAATGCCCTAATTTCTTCGATAGCATTAAACCTAATGAGATTGGAGTATCTTTAGATGATACTGATTATGATTGGATAGTGAGAAGCATAGAAGCATACCATAAGCATCAGTTTAGTGATTTAGATATAGTTTCACCATTTGAGTACTTTAATTCAGGTTTCATAGTCTTAGATAGAAATTCAATAGATTTATACAAAGACATAGGAAATTATGTTTTGGCAAATTATAATGACCTGAATTCTATTCAAACTTCTTATGGAGTAGGTAGAGACCAAACGGTTTTGAATTTTCTAATAAGAAAATATATAAAAGAAAAGTATAATCATATATCTTTAAAAGTAATGGACATTCGATACAATGTTCAGGGACTAATATCTAAAAGGGCATTAAATAAGAATGTTATAAGTGAGTATACCTATGTAACTCATTTTAATGCTATGGATAGAGATTATAGAAATATGCTTATGGATGAATTATTTAATATGTACTATGGCTAAGAATTTAATATATATAATCAGCATAACAGTTGACTCTGCTAAGATTGACCATAATGAATACTCAAAATATTGTATAAAAAGTTGGGAGTATTGGTGTAAGAATAATAACTGTGACCTTAAAGTAATCAAAACTAATGATGAACGATGTGGTAGAGTTGTGTGGAATAAAGAACTTATATTCGAACATGGAGTAGGTTATGATAAGATTGGTATAGTTGATGCCGATACTATGATAAAATGGGATGCACCTAATGTATTTGATATGTTCGAAGAAGATTTCTGTATGGTTAGAGATTTAGTTAATTGGGCTTGGGTATATGACAGCATAAAGAATTACGGTAAATTTTTTAAAGGAGTTCCACTAGACATTACAAATTATGGTAATACGGGTGTTATGTTTTTCCATAAACTATACTTACCTTTATTCGAAGAAATATTTAATTTCTATTTAAAAAATAGAACGGAGTTAGATAATTGGGATAAGGGGGGTGGAAGAGAGCAGACTATATTAAATTTCCATCTCGCAAAAAATAATGTCAATATAAAATTTTTGGATGGAAGTTGGAATATTCTAGGAATGTTTTCTAAAGGTTGGTTTAAGAGCAATACCCAATTGCATTCAGATGAACTACATATGATAAAGTATGGGAACATATGGCACTTTACAGGATTTGACATAGAGAGTAGAACTGAGAGAGTAAAGCATGTATGGGATTTAGTAAAACATAACTATAATGGATAATAACGAAATATAATTTTAAGATGGATTTTTTTTAAATTATATATATATAGTAAAAATAAAATACAGATGAAATTAAGAAGATTTTTAACAACAATAACAAGAGAGTTATTGAACGAAAGGTTGGTGTTAGGTAAAAATGAAAGGGTTCACCTTAGTAAAACACCTATTCAAAATATTGAAATTAAAAGTAAAAACAAAGATGTACTTGGAAAACCTAGTGGACTATGGTATGGTTTTGGAAGTAATTGGATTAATTTCAAGAAGTATGGTGTTACTTGGGATGCTAAGGATAACACATCATTGAAAGATGTAATGAAGAGTGATGTCTATATTTATAAATTATATTTAGATACGAGTAAAATTCTTACTTTGAACACTGAAGATTCATACATAGATTTCACAAGACAATATAGCACAAACACAAATTATCCATATAACATAGATTGGGATTTAGTTTCCAAAAAATATAAAGGTATAGAATTTCCAAATTATGAAGATTTAAATGTTAGAGATTTACACCGAAAATCAAAAGAATATGAATGGATATATTCAATTGATATGAATTCAGGTTGTATTTGGGATGGTTCTGCGGTAAAAAAACATAGATTACTATAAAATTTATGTGTTTTGTAAAAATTATTTTTGAGTTTTAAAACGAAACTCAGGTAACACATGTATGGGATTTAGTAAAACATAACTATAATGGATAATTCAGATATACTATTCGTAGTTCCGACTATAATGAATAGACCTTTATACGAAATACTTAATTTGGAGAATTGTGCTAAAAATTTTCCTGAGTCAAGATTTTTATTTATATCTAACGTAGAGGATGAAAATTTCAGTAACTACGAACCTACACTAGATAATATAGAGAAATATGTATCGGGAGTACAGTATTCTATAAGTGAAGCTATAAATAAAGGATATAGATTAAATCATTCAGAAGAGTATTTTTGTTTTTTACAATCAGATGTACATATAACAAAGGATAGTATAAATTCTATAAAGAACCTATGTAATGATGTTAATCTAAATGTTGGCGTTGTGGGTATAACTAAACATTCTAATTTTAATAGATTCAATAAAAGATTAGGTATGTTTTATGGAATGGATATCCATAAAGTATTGTGGGCTGATGGTATCATGTTCTTTAAGATGTCTATGTTTGATAGCATTGGATTATTCGATACATCATATTTTGGAGATAAAGAGAGTCAAGATTTTTGTTACAGAGCACATGACTCAGGATACAATAATCTATTTGTTGAATCTTGTACAGAAAATCATAGATGGATTCATAATTCAATAACATTTTCAGAGAAATCTAAAACTGATAATTCTAATTTTAGAAAATTAGTTACCGAATCAAGAAACATATTTGCAAAAAAATGGTACGAATGGGAAGACAGACAAACACATTTATTTGTGTAGTATTTCATCACTCACATCTTAGAACTGAGGGATATGAAATAGCTAAAGAATTTTACCAATCTTGGAAGGATTGCAAATTCAAAATGAATTTAGTCATACTAGATAATGAATCTACCTGTGATTTTGATTTCGTAGATAAAACAGAATGTGATTACATAAGAATAGATAGCCAAGAAGCTAATGGAGGTATCACAGGAGCTTGGAATACTATATGTAAGTATGCTATAGATAAAGGTGCTGAAATCATAATGGGATTTAATGATGATATATTACTTAACGACTCATTAGAGGTATTAGCTTTAAATACTATAGATGATAACAAAATATATGTACCAATAACAGATGGTATGCATGATGCATGGATTGAGCAGAAATCAGATGGTATTAAAGAAGGGTTTAGACTTACTGTAAAATCTATAAATGGTTTTTTCATGTCTTTCACATCAGGATTTTGGAAACATAAATCTGTTGATAATAAATTATTTATAAATCACATATTTGATAATGGGGATTACATTGATGATTGGGCAGGTCAAGAGTTAATGTTATGGCTTTGGAATTCAAAATATAATACAGATGCAGATATCATAGGAGATTGTTGGATTCATCATAAAAAGTTGCGAAGTTGGAAAAAAGCAAGAAAACACTATGAACGTTAATCTTAAATTTACAATAAGTTCACATAAGAATTTTTATGATAAGACTTTAAATGTACTAGTACCAAGTCTACTAGATTCAGGTATTCCAAATAATGATATATATTTTTTTGTAGGAGGGTATGATGTATATGAAAGTATACCTAATGAATATAATATAAACCTATATAAAGCATCACATAATTCTATAGATTTTACAGGTTTAATTTCAGTAATAGATTTGACTATTAAAGCAGACTATTGGTTTTTATGCCATGATACTTGTAGAGTAGGTAGTAAATTCTATGATAGTATAAAAAATAATAACTTCAATACAGATACTATTAGATTAACTTCTGAAAATAGAAGTATGAATATAGGAGCATATAAACAAAGTTACATATATAGTATTAAAGAGAAAATACTTTCTTATAGAGGCAGCTCAAGTGCTGAATATAACATACAGAAATTAAAAAAAAGATTGATAGATGAGGAGGATTCATTACTCAAATCAGATAGCATAGGAAATTTTAATAAGAGTCAAAGAAAGGTAATAGATTCTAACAACATATACGATAGCAATGTAAGAAGAATCACAGAATATTTTCCCGATATAGATTTTTACAAGATGAAATCAAATTGGAAACCCAAAGAAGAGTACGAACTAAATATATAATAATGAACGAAATTAACAAAAGTATTTACAACAATTTAGAATTACTTCCTGAAGATTTACAGGGTTGGAATGGAAATAGTAAGGTATTTAAACAACTTATAGACGCTGTTAATCCAAAAGTAATTATAGAAGTTGGAACTTGGAAAGGACTGTCTGCAATTACAATGGCAGAGCATATAAAACATACCAATAAATGCACAAAGATATATTGTGTTGATACTTGGTTAGGTGCTATAGAATTTTGGAGTTCTCACAAAAGCACTCCTGAAAGAGATTTGTTACTAAAGAATGGATATCCTAATATATATTATCAATTTTTAAGTAATGTAGTTCATAGAAAAGTAGAGGATATCATAATACCATTTCCAAATACATCCTACATAGGATATTTATATTTTAAATCACAAAATATAAAAGCAGATATGATATACATAGATGCATCTCATGATGAATTTGATGTGTACAATGATATTAAACATTATATGGAAATATTAAATACTAATGGAGTAATCTTCGGGGATGATTATAAAAGTTGGGAAGGCGTAAAAAAAGCTGTAGATAGGTATTCTTATGAAAATGATTTAGATGTTCAATTAGCAGAAAATAATTTTTGGGTTATAAATAAAAAGTAGTATGATGAAGTTGAAGACAAAAGAAAAGCCTAAGATAGCTATAGGAACTTTAATACAATGGTATGAAGTTGAAATAGTTTCTGAATACTTAAAAAGTTTGGTAGAAGCTATAAAGTATTATTCAAAGTATAGAGGTACATATAATAAAGATTATGGTGTAGAAACTATATACTTAGATTTTGAGATACATTCAGGAACAATGCTAGAGAAACCTATAAATGATGTAAGAATATCTGATATAGTTACTCAAATTAAAAACACCATATCATCAGAAATATCTCAAAATATTCCTGATATAAATGTTTATATAAATGTTGTAGATAGAGTAAGAACTGTAGCAGATTACAGGAGAGATTTTAATACAGTGTTTTCTACAATAACTGATATATTAGTTTGGGGGGAGACTGATATGATATTTCCTAAAGAATACTTAATAGCTATAGATGGATTACATACATCGGAACAAACTGAATCAAAATATGTTGCCACATTTGGAATAACTAAAATGTGGGATGATTCATGGAAACCATTAGAACATCGTAAAGTAGCAGATAAACCATTCATAGAGGGAGACACTGAGAATTGGTGGTCTGTCAGACATACCATAACATTAGATGAGTTGAATAATATTAACGATGAGGAAAGTAAATTTGAAATACTTAATATTAGTCCTTTGAAATTTAATGGATGTGGATTAGTTATATCATCTGAATTAGTAAAATCAGGTGTCAACATACCAAACAGTATATTCTTTGTTCATGAGGATACTGCTTTTATGTTAATGTGCCAAAGGATATTCCCAAATTTAAAACAATATCATATAGCAAATATACTTATGGGACATAATAGAAAGCATCCTAAGAAAAGGTCTTATATTCAAGGGGAGGAAGGAATAGATAAAACAAATTTAGGAGCTTTAAGAAAAAGTCATGAATGGTATCCTCTAGCAAATCAGTATTGTGAAATGAACTGTCATAATTTGTTTAACGAGAATTATATAGCATATACTTGGGACGATGTGTTTGCTAAAATTCAACATTAATTTTACGAATGTTTAAAATATTTTATGTATCTTTGCAGAATAATAAATGATACAATTTATGAAAATAGCTTGGTTTTCGGAATGGAGTCAAAATGTCGATAAGTTATCTAGGGATTTTAATAATATGCGTACTGAGTATGCTTGGTATGTAGCTCAAGGTGCTTCTCACTATAATATATTTGAATTACTAAAATTAGAATCCAATTCTATAGATGTAGGTATTATTATCATACCTAAAAACATAGACAAGTATTATAATATTTCTGTCGGAGATGATACTTCAAATTGGGACATAGTAAAAGACCTGAAAAGAGTTTGTAAGAAGTATGCATTTATGCAGGAGGGTGCATCTTGGATATTTCAAGATTATAAACCTTCCCAAACTTTTTGGTTTTATAATATAATGGTTAATGCTGATTTTTTCTTGTGTCATAATGAACGAGATAAATCATACTATAAAGGATTACTTAATAAAAATGGATTTATAAATCCTACTCTAATGATAGAAGATTCTATTAAAGATTTACCTAAAGTTGATAGGTCTAATGTTATTATAGGGGGTAATTTAGTAAGGTATTATGGAGGATTTAATTCTTTGATTGTTGGGTTGGAAATAGAAGATGAGGTCTATGCACCATCTATGGGTAGAATGCATCAGGAGGAGCTTATGGTAAGTGTCATAAACAATCTACCTTATAAGACTTGGAGAGATTGGATTTATAAGCTTAATGAATTTAGGTATGCTGTACATTTAAATCCAAATTCAATAGCAGGTACATTCAGTTTGAATTGTGCATATCTAGGCATACCTTGTATAGGCAATATCAACTCAGATACTCAGAGAATATGCTATCCTAAAACTTCATTTGAACCTGATGATTTAGAATCTTGCAAAAAAGTTGCGAAGATGCTAAAAACAGATACAAAATTCTATGATGAAGTAGCTGAAGAATCAACATATAATTACATAAAATATTTTTCAGAGGAAAGATATAAACTTAATTGGAGAGATATACTAAAATCAATATCATGAAAATATCACTAATACAACCAAGTAGAAATAATTTAAAGTATTTGAAATGGTCATATGCTTCTATTAGAAAAAATCAAGGGAATCACACCGTTCAGATTTGTGTGGCAGATGATTTTTCTAATGATGGTACATGGGAATGGTGCGTACAGAAGATGGAGGAAGATAGTAATTTCAGTGCCATTAGAAATGAAGGCCCTGATAGATTAGGTCATACTATCTTATATGACAGACTTGTAACTAAGGTAGCAAAGCATGACTATTGCATGATATACCACTCAGATATGTATTTAGCTCCAAAGGCTCTTGATGCCATTGAAAAGAATATTAAACAAGGTGTAATAGTATCATTAACGAGAGTAGAACCTTCAGGACTTCACCCTGAAGGGCCAGAAAAGATATTGGAAGATTTCGGCAAAGAACCTGATGAGTTTAAAGAAGCTAAGTTCTTAGATTGGATTGATAACTATTTTAGAAATAACACCAACGTACCCGATACCGATGGTATCTTTGCTCCATGGGCATTCTATAAAAAAGACTTTACTAAGATTGGAGGTCACGATATATTATATGCACCACAATCAAAAGAAGATTCCGATATATTTAATAGATTTATGTTAAATGGAGTAAAATTTATTCAAACTTGGGAAGGATTCGTATATCATCTTACATGTAGAGGTTCTAGGTACAACACCACAATTACCGATGTTGGAGTTGATTCAAATGAGTGGTTATTACAGAATTTTAAGAGTGGTAGAAACTTTGTTAGAAAATGGGGTCATTATGTTATGCATACTCCATTAATGAAACCTATTATACCTCCTAAGTATAATATTGTAGTTAAGTTATTGAACTGTAGAAGATACGAGGCACTAGCTAATATAGAACCTTGGTGTGACGTGGTATATACTGATTTTATGGATTATGAAAAATATATTGAGGAAGAGCAGAATAATACTTTATATGATATGAGAGAGAGAGTCATGAGTTTAGATAAATTTGAAAAAGAGAATATAGTAGTAACTATAGACTTTGATAAATTTACGGATGCAGAAAGATATGCTTTGAATGAACTTTCAACTATACTTAAAAACAGTAATGTTTTAGGACAGTTTAACTTAGGTTCTATGAAAGTTGAAATATATGATTTATCAACTTATGAGCATACCTTAATCAAGGTATAATAATTTTTATTGTATATTTATATAAAATAGAATATATGTCACAGTACTTTAATATTAATATGCTAGATGATTATCTTGAGTTGGGTTTAAAATTCAAGGTATATGTTAACGGTGAATATTTAATTGTAAATGAACCTTGGGATTTACTCAATGATTTTAAAGCAGTAGGTTATGATTTCGATGGAGCTCCTGTAGAATTTGAATACATGGATGTAGACCATGTTATGATTGGAAGTAGTGTATTCACTAAGGATGAATTAAATAATATAAAGAGCGGAGAAGATAAAGGAGGAGATACCGAGGCAGGTGCAGGTGGAGGAGTAGAGACAGGTTCAGAACCACCTCCTGAACAACCTGAAGCAGATGCTGCTCAAGGAGATGAGGAACAACAACCTGAAGAAGGATAAGATGCACCTGAAAAATAAACTTATGTTTGATAGGTTTTTTAATATAGAATGATATGCTTGAAGAGGATTTAAGAAAATGGTTAAATCAAAAGTGGGTTAGAATAAATACTGCGGGTACTATAGAAGGTGCTTGTGGTACTTCCAAAAGAAAGGATAATCCAAATAGATGTTTACCATTAGCTAAAGCTAAAAGTTTGACAAAGGCACAAAGAAAATCTACTGCTATAAAGAAAAGAAAGGCAGGTAGTACGGGGAAACAGTTTGTTAAAAATACTAAGTCAGCTAAAGTTACTAATGAATCTGTAGATAAACTTTTACAAGAATATATAGGTAATGAATTGCAAGTATTAAAATCATTTGAATTTAAAAATGAATTACCCTCGGATATATTTGTAGATGGAAAACTTATTCCTGAGATAAGGGATAATTTGATGAATATAGCACAACAGTTTATAGATTCATTTGATATGACTGTAGTTATAGAAGATATTATACTAACGGGTTCTATAGCCAACTATAATTGGTCTAAGTATTCAGATATCGATTTACATTTAATAGTTGATTTTGATAGCACTAAAAAGGATAAGGAACTTTTAGAAAGATATTTTTATCTGAAGAAATCATTATGGAACAATACATATCCTATAAAAGTTAAAGGTTTTGACGTAGAATTGTATGTAGAGGATTCAAATGAAAAATCAAAAGCATCGGGACAATATTCTGTTAAAAATGATAAATGGATTGTAGAACCGAATAAATTAAGTATAGAAATAGATTATAATAAAATATACAATAAATCTTTGCAATTTAGCAAGGTCATAAATGATTTAGTAAATACTAACAGTAATGCAAAAATACGTATAGAGAAAATAGATAGGCTAAAAAATAAATTAAAGAACTATAGAAAATCAGGCTTAGATAAAGATGGGGAATATTCCTATGAAAATTTGGTATATAAATTTTTGCGAAGAAGCGGATACCTAGATAAATTAATAGACTTAAAAAAAGATTTAATAACTAAGAATTATTCAATGAATGAATCTAAAGCCAAACCTAAAAGAGATAGATGTTATTATAGAGCTGTTAAATCGTATGGAAATAAGACATCTGCATACAGGTCATTAGCTATGGCAGCTTGTAGAAAAGGTAAAATTTGGAAAAAGAAAAAAGTAAACGAATGCGGATGCTCAGATAATAGAGAGGATACTATAAAAGATTTTGTAGATTTTTGTGCAGACACAATGTCTATAAATTCTCCTAATATAAAACTACATACTGAACCGAGAGATAATGTAGAGACAACTTCATTTGGAGGATACATACCTCATAGTGAAACTATAGAAGTTGTTACGCATAATAGAAACATGGCTGATATACTAAGAACTATAGCACATGAATTAGTTCACCATAAACAGAATGTATCAGGAATGCTTCATAGTAAGTCAGGAAACGATGGGTCTAATCATGAAAATCAAGCTAATGCCATAGCAGGTGTACTAATGAGAGTTTATGGAAAAAATAATCCACACATATATGAATAATAAACCTATGAGATTTAACATATTAAGCGAAGCTGTTAAAAATGATGATGGTCAAACATCTATGAGAAGAGTTGTTACATTCTCAACTATGATGCTAATGTACGGAATAGTCATTATCGATATATTTACAGATTATAAGGTATCTGAATTTATATTCGATGGATTATTAATTTTACTTTTGGGAGGACTAGGTTCGATTGCTTCCGAAAAATTCTTTAACAAAAAAAAATAATATAACATATGAATTCTGAAAATTTAAAAAATTTAGAAAAGTTAGTTAGAGCTTCTTTAATTGCAAGTAACTACATTGAGAAGAATATAAATGAGGGAGTGCAATTTAAAAAATTAGAATATTTACCTACAATTATAGATTGGATGGAATCTAATTCAGGTTTTGATGGAGATGCTATATTGCAATCCATGGAAAAACATTACAATGAACTATTAGAAAATTCAAAAAGTGAAAGTTCCCTAGTAAAGAATATCTTAGTATCTGAAGCAAAATACAGAATATTGAATGAGATGGGTATAACAGTAAACATATAAATATGGACAAGACTAATGTTTTGAGACACATAGTTTCAGATGATATGTACAATATTCTATGTAAAGATTCTAAAGATATTGAATGGCCGATAACATTTAACCATTCCGATAAAATATTATTTTTAGATAACATAATAAGAATATTAGAAATGTTGGAAGAATACGGAAAGTGCAATGACATCTATGATTTAAAATTATCTATACAAAAACAATATGAGTCAAGTAACAATTATTAAGAAATTAAAATATATTAAAGTATCTGCACAAGCAAAACCATATTGTATATTATATGGTGTTGATTTTGATAGTGGTAGTCACTTGTATGCTAATATTTACAATCATATTTATTATATACCTCTAAAAATATACGAAACTATATATAATACATTTGTATGGATGAAATAGCTAAAGGATGCATAGAATTATATTATGATAAAACCCAATCTTATGAATATTTTGCTAACTGTATTATGAGCAACTTCAGTATACCTGAAACTCAAATAGAGCAAATTTACATACTTATGAGGATAGGAGGTAAGACAAGAATGTATAGTAATAAGAGTGAGGATGACTTAAAATACATTTCTAAAATATTAAGTAAATGTAGTATTGAAAATAAGATTATAATATATGAAACCTAAAATTGGACATAGGATAGACATACCCGAAAAAATGATTAGGTATGCCATGGCTAATACAAAATCAAATAAAGCAGCAGCTGCTTTTTTGAATGTTGCTTATAATACATATAAAAAGTATTCTTCATATTATTTAGATAGTACTAGTGGGAAAAGTCTGTTTGAAATTCACATGAATAGAGAGGGTGTTGGTATTTCTAAAGGTTCTATGAGACCTACTGCCTATAAAAGATTAAAAGAAGTAATTGCAGGATACTGTCCTGATTATCCATATAAGAAATTAAAAGATAGATTAGTCAGAGAATCTTTATTAGAGGAAAAGTGCGAAAGATGTGGATTTTGTGAGAGAAGAGTTTTAGATTATAGTATTCCACTACTAATGGATTGGAAAGATGGAGATAAAACAAATCATAAATTAGATAATTTACAACTACTGTGTTACAATTGTTATTATTTAACAGTGGATAATGTTGTTGGTAAACGAGTCATAATACCTGATAATATATGAAAGAAGATTTAGATGAGTTATATAAACAATTAGGAATTGTTTCATATAATTTGGAGTTGCACAAAATGATTCTCCAAAATTTAGAAGATAGTAAACAAGAACTACTAGCTAAGATACAAGATAGACAAATACCTGAAGATAAAAATATTGAGGCTAAGTAGTTTATCGCATATTGTATTATATTTATAATAGTAATAATAATAGTAATAATATGAGATATAAGATACATGAGGATGTAGATGATGAAGATGTATTTGAAAAGAATATAAGTAAAATAACAACTGATACTATCAGATTGGACAATATGCCAAAGGGCTTTAAGTCTATTCCTCATGAATGGAAACAAATTCATGTAGATTCTTGGTTAGTACTCAAAATACATTTAAAAAACAAGTTTAATATAAAAGGTCGTAGAGAAAAAATAGAACCATACTTTACTTCCAAGGGAGAAAATAAACACATTCGAATATCTAATTTGTATCCTCCTAAGAAAATAGTTAAAAAAAGTGCGGTAGATGCATTATCTAATAGTAAAAGTCTCAGACCTGCATATGTAATACAATATAAGAACAAATACTTCCCTTTTGATTTAGAAGATGTCACCATAGCAGCAATAGACATTATACAGAATAATGGTTTAATCGGCCCTTGCTTAGTCATTAACCTATCTGACTCCAATAGAAAAGATATGGGAAACATCTTAGGTAAAACTTTCGATATGGATAGAGTATTTCAATTTTTAGAAGTACCTGAAGCAGATGAAGATAAAGGTAAAGATGAGGCTGAATTAAAGAAACAAGGTTTATCTGATAAACAAATAGATTTATACAATAATCCGTCTGACAGCGAAAGTATTGATATAGGTTTTAAAGATTCTACAGAGTCTCACAACAGCATTAAAAGACTTAATAAACTAGATAATAATGCTCATAAGATTAGAGCAGCACAATTCATGATTAATAGGTTAGATGGAACTCTTACAAGAACAAAAGACCCTGATAAGAAAAAGAAATTAAAAAGAAGCAGAAGTATTTGGAATGCGTATAAACAATTAATATCTAAAGAATTCGATTAGTATGATAAAACTTAAAGAAATTTTAATGTATGGTGATAGTGAGCCCTTAGAAATCATACTTTGTTTTATAATGTTAGCTCAGTTATGCTATCCTACACAATCTATGTTCTGTGTCCCAAATATCAATATACATAGTTATTATTATTATATAGGTGTAATATCTTCTATAGGTTTGTTAGTAGGAAATTTATTTAATATGATATCGCTTAGAAAATGGAGTGCTAACATATCATTTATAGTAATACTAACTATACTGTATATATCTCTAAAAGAAAATATATATAATACACAACTTCATTTCATTTATTTTTCAGAGTTGATAGCGTTATTTTGGATTACATGGAGATGTAGCAGGGAGGAAGTTTCAAAATTAATGAGACTACTAAAAAAAGGATAACGAATGATTAATGATAACATATCAACAGTGATTATAACATTGATTACTGTAGCGGGTTCAGCGGGTGCTTGGAAATTTTATGAATCTAAGTTGAAGTTAAGATATAAGCTAAGTGAACATAATACGAAAGAAAATGTTTTATTTAGAGAAGACTTAAGAGACCGAGTTAATAACTTAGAAAAGAAATTAACTGAAAAAGAGTTGGAGAAGGAGGAACTACAAAGACAGATAACAGAGTTAAAAACTCAATTAGCTGAGTACAAAGTAAGATTAGAGTATTTAGAAAAAGAAAATAAAAGGTTACTAAAATAAACTTAAATTATATGGATTTTTATTTATATATGTATAAATGCAAATTAATAAGAATTATCGATGGTGATACTCTTGAATGCAATGTAGATTTAGGTTTTAATATTTTGAGAAAATCTATATTAAGATTACAAGATATTGATGCTCCTGAATTAAAAACTAAAGATTTAGTTGAGAAAGCACATGCTATGGAATCTACTGAGGCATTGAAAAATATGATATTAGATGAAAATCCTGAAGGAGTATTCTATATACATTCTAAGAAGATTGATTCTTTCGGTAGATGTTTAGCAACTGTTATATTGAAATCAGGTTTAGAGGTAAATACTGAATTAGTTGATTTAGGATATGCATCTAAATGGAAAATTTAATTAATTATAATCTATAGAATCATGAGTGAAAAATCAAAAGGTTTAGGAGATACTGTAGCGAAAATTACAAAAGCTACAGGTATTGACAAAGTAGCCGAAAATGTAGCAAGAGTAATGGGTAAAGAAGATTGCGGATGCAATAAGAGGAAAGAAGCTTTAAATAAAGCATTTCCCTACAAAAAATAGTACCTACATTACATGATGTTGCTTAGTGAATCTCTTGTGGGATTCACTTTTTGTTTATAGATAGCATATTTATAGGTAGACAAAAACAATACACAATGACAAAAAATGTAATCGTACCACCACATATAGTTAACGATTTAAATCCTATGATGACTTTTAGTCAAAATATAGGATGGGGATTGGTAAAGTTAAATATAGAAAGTTTACATAAAAAAGGATTCACAGGAAAAGGTGTGAAGATTGGTATCATAGATTCGGGATGCGATTTAAACCATCCTGATTTGAAAATTTCAAGCTCTAAAAACTTTACAGAATCTAACAGTTGTGAAGACACCTCAGGGCACGGAACACACGTGGCAGGTATTATAGCAGCACAAGGAAACAGCTATGGCGTACTAGGTATAGCACCTGATGCAGAGATACATGTATATAAAGCATTAGATGGTACAAGTGGAAGTATAAAAGGTGTCATAGATGCTTTAAAAACAGCTATAGATGATAAAATGGATATAATCAATATGTCATTAGGCACACCATCTCAAGTTAGCGGTTTAGAAAAACTTTGCAAGAAGGCTCAACAACAAGGTATTATAGTAGTTGTTGCAAGTGGAAACAGTGGTTTGCAAGAGAACTATTTTCCTGCTGCATATGATTCTTGTATTTCTGTAGGAGCTACGGATGAAAATATGAAGGTTGCTTATTTCACGACATATGGTCAGGAATTAGACATAGTCGCACCCGGTGCAGAAATCCTAAGTACCTACCTCAACGGGTCATACGCAGTACTCTCAGGAACTTCAATGGCTGCACCATTCGTAAGCGGTTGCATAGCTTTAATGAAACAGTCAGGAATTGCAGTAACTTATAGCAGCATTATAGAATCTGTAATAGATATCGAAAGACCAAACTTTGATATTAAATCAGGATATGGAATAATCAATCCAACAAAGAGTATTTTAGGAGAGGAAATTGCTGTAGAAGTTCCAAAACCTAAAGCTAAAAAGTGTTTATTCTGTTTTTTGAAAAATTTTATGAAAAAAAATTAAAAAATACTTGATACTGTAAATATTAGTACATATATTTGCATAAGAATTTAATAAAAGCACATATGAGTAAACACATATATGGATATATCATACTGTTGCCAATCACCTATATATTAGGTATTGGTACACATATGCTGTACACACACGAAGTAAGTGAAAGACTAAACATGAGTTCTCAACGTAGTATTGAAAACTCATTAGATTCTACATTAGTAGGAGATTACCTAGATTTAGATGATGACCTGTATGTTATTAAGACATTAGCCTCTCAAGTAGATTCTGTTCAAGCTATGTATATAGAAAAATATGCTTATATAGCTGTAAACGAGCAAACAAAGTATGGGTTTCCTGCCTCTGTTAAGTTAGCTCAATTTCTATTGGAAGGAGGCTTTAGTATACAGAATCCTGAAGGTTCAGAATTAGTTATTGAAAATAAAAATCCATTTGGAATAAGATATTTTGGAGATAATGTACCAAGTAGAATTGATGATTGGCATAATCTAGCATTTTCCAAAAATTGGATTAAGCTTTATTCAGATTGCAAAATTACTCATTGTAAATATGTAAAGTTCAAAAGTATATGGCATTCATTTAGATATCATAGTTTGTTTATGGTGGGAACACCTAATAATCCAAGTCATTATGTAGGGTATATTAATGATGGGACTTGGGTAGATTGGTTAAATGCTTTAGAAAAGGGTGGATACGCTACGTCAGATGCCTACCGATATACTCTCAGAAATATTATTATAAGATATAAATTATATCTATTAGATAAACATAAAATTTACATATGAGAAAGTTTAATACTAGATTCAAACAAGCACGTCAAGAGTTAGCTCCTGATATATTTGCTGAGAATTTCGAACAAGCTAAGTTACTTTTTAAAAACCTTAAACAAAAGTATCCCGATTTAGAATTATTGGGAGAAGTTGCAGAATCTAATGAAAAAGAAAGCAAAAATTACAAGTTATTATTTGACTAAGTTAACTATGACTTTTATAGTAGTAGTGCTGATAGGTATGTCATATTCATGTTCCACCTATACACATAATAACTCATTTAGAATTTCCCAAAAGAATGGAAATATTAATGTTAACACATCATTGAATCGTAATTCGGTAAATAATTCTATACATTTTAGGTATAGAAATTTCAACAGTACCTTTAATTTTACTATTCCTAAAATTAAAAACAAATAGTTTCATGAAAAATATACCTGTATACAACTCTTTAGATTACGAGGATATTAGCCACCTTAATTTCGTTGACCGACAATTTGATTTTGTCAACAATTGTGTTTTATTTGTAGATAATCAAATAGAAAAGTTATTGCTAGATAGAGATTTAGATGAATGTGCTTTCGATAAGTACTACAGTTCTATCATAGAAACATTTCAAGAATTAAAAGAAGTTGATGTTGATTTTATAAATTTTTTTGAATTTGAAAATGATTTAGAACGTAGATTTATGCAATCATTGTATGATAACGATGATAACTGCAAAACTTTAGGAAAGGCATACTTCATACAATCAGCAATTAGAGGTTTACCATTTACTAAGAATTTCTCCAACTATACAGAAGTAGATACTGTGTTCTGTTATATGAATACAATAGGTATCAAATATCCATTGTCCGTAA